AAACTCAATGTGCCAGTTAACACCTCTGAATTTAGCAGTTTTTAGTTTCTCATTGATAATTTCAGATGCCATGAATCGATAGTTGTTGCGAAAATCACCAGCAGCGTTCACAAAGTCGATACCATCTGGACTGCCATCTGTTCTACGTGTGATAGAAAGTTTGGCATTTTCTTTGTACTCTTGCAAGTTCAATAAAATTTTGATCTTGCTTAGATTAGGCATACCAAATGTACCTACAAATTCAGCAACTGGTGCATGGAATTCTCCTTGCAATACAACACTTTTATCTTCGGCTAATCCCGCGACAGTGGTTGTTTGATTGTCGCCAACGATCTTGACAAGATCAATACACCCTAGATCGAGTGTGTGGCTTACTAGGTCAAGTAAATGGTCTCTCATGATTTTTTCCTTTTGTTAAATCTTTTTTCAAGTTTGTTATTGAATTTGTTTATATCAATACCGCCTTGTTGTATACGCATATCTACTAGTCTATCTAATTTTTCTGGAGTATACACATTGAAAATTCTTTCCTCTGTGTCTATGCCTAATAGCACTGCAGATATTTGTAATTTCAAAATACTATCGTTAGTATAAACTTTTTCCATGGTACTGTCAACAGTAATTGGTGATATAGGATATTTAGATTTTTTGTCTTTGATCAATTTATTTTTTGATACAATTGCAGCCAATGATTGGCCACCTCGTAGGCTATCTTTTTCCCCGGGTTGTTGCAGTTCTAACCAATGTACATTATCTCCCCCGTGATACTCAAAAACAATGTCAAATCCTTGATCTAATGCATGTTGTTTGATTAATCTTCCAGGAGTGTAACAATGAAAGTGTTGTTCAGCCAAACGAACAGCGTGAGCAAAATCACAATCGTTATAAGTAAATCCAAACACACCACCAGGTCTTAACAATTCGAACATTTCTGTAATATAATCTTGTAGTATCTCAATAGGCTTGTATTGAAAATAGTTGTGAGAGAACACAAATCCAAATTGATTTTTTGGCAAGTCTTTAAAAATAGGAGATTCAGTGTATTCGGTGATCACATACTGTCTTACTCTAGCTCGATACTCTGGAGTAAAACTATTCACAGCTGGTAGCAACAATTCAGCATGAGTATCCACTACATACAATGGATCCAGTGCTACTAGATTATTAACATAAGGGTCATGTCCAGGACGAATAATCATGCCAGGAAATTTCCAATCAGTATACAGTTTTAAACGTGCGTCGATCAAATCTTTTGTGGGATATCCAATTGATTTGGTCCTAGCTAGAATATAATCAATTTCTTCATGACGCATATTTTCATACAAGCTTTTACTTTGTTTAAAATAAGCATCTTCTTGATTTTCAATTGCGTGTAAGGTTGCAACTTTTATAGATTCAATAATATTTTCATAGTTGAACAATACATTATCTATAACAAACTTCGAAGTATCTAAATCTTCTAGTTGTTCATCTACAGACAACTGTGCCCGTTTGATTATTTCAACAATGCTGTCAAGACCCAGGCTAATATTTTCTGCAATGTCAGAAACCGTTAGGTGGTCTATTATATTTTTATGTGCAACAATTTCGCTGAGTCTCATGTGAAATCAAATAAACTAGTATATGTATTTTCAGTATTGGTAGAGCTTGCTAAGTCCCATTCCAACACGCCCAACAAGTTATCAACTTTTTGATCAACAACAGTGGCTTCCATTTGAGAATCATCAAATGGTAAATCTACAAACCATTGTGGCAATCGTTGTTCATCTGTAGGATATCCAATTGATGTCCAACCCAATGCATTGCTTTTGAGTTTGCACACAATTGTTTTCATCCCATCTACCACTTGCAAACTGTATTTGTCTCCGTGCATCTTACGCATGGTATTCCAGTTCATAGCTGCCCTCACATGCCCGGGCATGTTGGTTTTTCCTTCTTTAGCTTCGGCAGCTGAATACTTGGTCAAGTTGTTCACACGTTTAGGTGAACCTTTTTCCCACGCTGGACGTTCTTTGAATGCATACTTGAATGTGCGAATCTTCTCTACAATTTCTTCACGTTGCACACCAGTTAGCACATCATTTAGCAGATCACTTAAAAAGTCTTGAATAACCTTGGGAGTGTCACTACGCTTCAAGTCCAAGCCCATGGCTTTGACCTTGCCTGGCTTGCCATTTACATCTGCTCGCTTGCCTTCTTTGTCAATGATCATCACAGCATAACGCTTCTTGGTAATAAACAACCCTTTGCTGGCAACAACTTCCCGACCTCCTCGGATTACTTCGCCCATTTCACGTGGTACATGAAATGCTTGCTCCATAAACACTGGGAAACTGATGTTTACTTGTTCTGCGATTGAGTCGTAGAGTTGGATGCATGTTTCTTTCGACCATTCCATTCGTCCTTCTTCAACTTCTCGTCGAAGAGTGGGCCAAGCTGAGAAGTAGCAAGAGTCGGTGTCTCCGTATATAATGGTGTCTCCAACATGGTCGTACTTTCCGGTAATGCATTCGTTGACGTATGCGTCCATGTGCTTGGCAATGCTTCTTCCTGTGAGGGTAGTGGATTGGCCAATTCGCTTGTCAAAAAACCTGCAGCCAGCGTTAAGAATAGCACCGTACAAACTGTTAAGATTAATTTTCTTAACCAACTGTCTCTTATCCCAATATTCTTCATCTTCTTTTGTGGTGCATTCCTTTAGTTTGGCTTGCATTTGTTTACGTTCAGCATACCAACGTTTGAGCAATCCAGGAATCACACCTTCCCTTTCATATGTAAAAATAGTACCATTTGCACTTAACACCCAAGGTTGATTCGAGTCAAACAACATGTGCCAAACTTCTGCACCCGAGTGTGTGTTAGATTCTCCGCCTTCCCAATCAATCACAATTTCCGTGCCACGATTTTGTTCCATTACTGCTGTGTATTCTAAGCTGGCAAACAAGCCTTCCCATGCAGCCGCGAAGCTCATGCCCGATGCCATTCTATCTTTGATTAGCTTGTCTGTTGCTGTGGGTCTAAGCTGTCCAATAATGGTTTCTGGTCCCATGTTAAGGGCCCGAATAGCCGAGGGATAGAGCGAGTTGATGTCAATCGAACCGATATATTCGTGGACGCCTTTTTTGGGGTAAGCAACGTAGGCACCTGCGGCTTGTGTTTCTTCATCTGCGAGTCTTTCTTTACGGTTAGGAACTACGAGGCCACGTTCGTGAGCCTCAACTATGATAGCTTGCTCAGTCACAGCTACCGCACCCATTGTGGTTTGGAGCAGCACTGTGTTTTCATGAGCAAGTGTGTTTGCTAGATCAAGAAACTTGAGCTTCTTGTCTAGTTTGGCCAACAGCAAAGTATCTTGTCTGTTGTACTCAATGAACGTTTTGAAGTTTTGATTGTACAACTGATCCAGTGTACCTTCAAAAGCAGTCTTGCGTTCATCTAGTTCGTACTCACCAATGGCGTCCAGGCTGTAGCTGTGACGTTCTTCGTAAGTGTATTTCCTGTAAAGTTGCATATAGTCCATATGCACTCGACCAATCAAGTCGTATGTTTCTTGTTCGGCCCCAAAGCGTTCAAACATACGCTTCTTGGGCAGTTGTCCCCAGAGGCAAAACTTGCGTGTGTCATCTTTTGACAGCACACGAGTAATCCTGTTCACACAATATGGAATATCAAACCCTTCTGAGTTCCATCCAGACATGACGTCTGCATCGTCGATAAGATCCAAAAACACTTTGAGCATTTCTGCTTCTTTTGTGAATACTATGGTGTTTTCAAACTCGGCAGCAATGTCATTTGCAGTTTCTGCACTCATGTGTCGTGGAGGAACCACAAGTGTGACCAATTGGTCTAGCCAGTCTAGGTACACAGAGATAGCTGTGATAGGATTAAATGGATCATCGGGTCGACTAAAGCCACGCTCGGGATCAAAGTCGACCTCAATGTCAAAAAATGCTGTGTGTAGTCGAGGACCGTCTTGTCCTTTGTAGTTGTCTTCTAAACATCTAAAGATAGGATTGATGTCCGATTCATACAGCTTCTTGTGACTTTGGCTTCGCATCTCTTTGCGAAACTCTTTGTTGTTTCTTGAACTAAATCTTGAAACAGGGTTGCCATAAATGCTACGAAATTTACCACGAGGATCTTCGTAGTAAAAAACATAGTTGGCTGGGTACTCTTGATATGTGCGTTCGCCGTTGCGGCGTTCTACAACATGAATGCGATCATTATCTCGCGAAAACAGTGCGTCTACGTAACTCATTTAACTCCGTTTATGGCCGGTGGGCCGTGATTCATGCTCGTGACGTGAGCGACTCGGTCCAGACATTTAAGCGTCTTTTGATAACTCTTGTTCGTAAAGTCCGATAAAATAATCAGCAATTGTATGCATGCCTTGCTCATCAGGGTGTTTATGTTCTTTAAGTAATTTTAACATATAAAAATCAGACAAATCTAGTACACCATTATCCTTATTTAAATATTCTAAGAACACGCTGTTTTTCTTAGATACTGAAGATTTTGGTCCGTTAAATATTATATATTTAATACCATTTGTTTTTAAAAATCCAGTTAGTCCTATAATGTTTGAATGTAGCTCTTCGATAGCCGCATCATAATCAAATAATCTCATCCAAAACTTCATGTAATTATTTACATCAGGCAACGTTGATTCGTCTGGACTATTAATACTTTCAAATAAATCACCCGGGGCATATTTCCATTGATTTGTTTCTGTAATAGTACCTGCATATTCTGTACGCGAAGGATAAGTTAACTGAATTAAGGCTAATATTTCTTGCCCACTATCCTTTAGTTGTATACAATCTCGAATAGTACATCTAATGATTCTATCGTTACAACTACCAGGAATACCAGCAGATTTTAAATCCCAATCAAAGTGTTTGGCTAAAAGTGCTGGGTATCTTTTATCGGCATCAATTTCGTAATTCTGTGTAAAACTACATCCGTTACTATACAAGATCATTTAACTAATACACCAAGTTTACAGTGTCTTGCCAACAGTTTCTAAAATTGTTTCAAGCAAATCGTGGTCTTGTTTTTCTTGTCCGAACTGTGCTTTGTGTGCCAAGCGGATGGCTTTCTTGAGCACACCGGGTTTGATTTCTAGTTCTTCTGCAATGGCCTTGATAGTGTCGTTTAGACCACCTTGCAGTGTATCAATCTCCATCATCACAGCCATGCCTTCGTTGATGATTTGAGTAAGTTTGATCTTTTGATCGCCGTTAAAAGTTTTAGCTTCCATGTGATAACTCCTTAAAGTAATCACTAGTGTAACACAAAACTTTCAACAGTTCAACAGGTGGTTAACCTTTTAAGATTTGTTTGAGCAGTGATTTACGTTGCTGTCTGCTTTCGGCCACTGTCTTTTGCTTCTTGTAAGCAGCTTGTAAACGAGCAGCAAGATCTGCTGTGTTAGCCGGGTTTGCTTGATGCCGAGCTTTGATTCTAGCAAGCTTGGCATCAAACTCGTTGGGAGTATAACGTCCGCCAATCTTGGAATCTTCTGGTTTGGCTTCCGCCATGCTCTGTTGCTTTGCTGGTTTTACTGCTGGTTGTTTGAATGTAGTATTCATACTAGAGTAACCAGTTGGGCCACCGCTGAAATTCGCAGGTTTTGCAACTGCTGGTTTAGCGTACTTTTCCATACCAGGCATCTTCATTACATTACTAGCATTAAACCCCTGAGGTGCTGTAGCTCCGGCCGCTTTAGCCACAGGTGCTACTTGAGGTATAGTTGTTTTTTGAGCAGGAACTGCCATTTTGGTTGCAGGTGCTGCCGCCGGTGCTGATACTATAGCTGGTGTAGTTGGCTGAATTGGTTTAGCACCTGGTGTTGCTGCCACTGCTGGTTGACCTGGTGTTGCTGCCACTGCCGGTTTAGCACCTGGTGTTGCTGCCACTGCCGGTTTAGCACCTGGTGTTGCTGCCACTGCCGGTTTAGCACCTGGTGTTGCTGCCACTGCTGGTTGACCTGGCACTGGTATTTTCATGTTAGTAAACACTTGTTTAATAGTAGCTGTTGGCACGCCAGCTCGTTGAACAATACTAGCAATGTCTAAGCTGTCAGTTGGGCTACCTGCTTTCTTCCATGCTTGTAATAGTTTGTCAGCAGTAACTTTAGTTGTTAAGTTAGTGCCTTTGGTCTTGGCCCAGTCAACTGCCTTACCTGCGGCGCCTTTGATGGTGTCCATGATACCTTCGTCAAGTTTACGTTGACGTTCAACAATCTTACCAATCAGTAAGAAGATTTGACTTTCAGTTAGTTTGACTGATTCTTTCATTAATGCAGGATGTCCATCGGCTGCTTTCATTAAATTTTGCAAACTCATAAACTGTCTCATGCCTGCATTGGCGCTACCGTCAGGCATGTCGCCCATCATTGATGCTTTGCGGGCAGCCCCATCTAACGCTTTTCTTAGGTATTCACCTGCTCCGGTAATGTCTTTTCCTGCTGCCAAATCCGCCGCTAATTTTTGTGCTACCGGGCTTAGATTAGGATCACTGGACAAATTTTGCAAAGCATCAACATTAATATTATTAGCCGCATCTGCAGCCACAGCCGCGTCAGGCGCGATGGCTCCGGCGTCCGGAGCACCTTGCGGCGCACCTCTGAAAAGATCGCCAACTTTGCTTGCACCATAAGCCATTGCGCCAGTTTTAGCACCAGCGTATGCGGCACTACTGAACTTTTCGCCTTGCAATAGTTTGTCTACTAGTTTGAATAGACCTAATGCGGCTGCACCACCAATACCTGCGCCTGAAATACCAGCAGCCGCAATCAATGCTGAATAAATTAAACTCTGTGCAATTGGATGTTTTTTAGCAAAATCACGATACTTCTGAACATACTGCATGACACCTTGATCGCCGCCAGTTGCTTGTTTTAATTGTTCAGCAGCCTTGTCATACATAGCGTCAACACCTTTAATAGGTCCTGAATTTTGTACTTTAGTTTTTAACTCTTCCCAGGCTTTACTTATAGCGGCAGTAGCATCTTTGCCTCTGCCAAGCATAGTGCGATTACCGCCAGCCGCTGTTGCACCCTGTTCTACTTGTTGAAAAATTTGATTAATTTGATCGGCTGTTAGTTGTGCTTCATATAACTTCTTACCAGCACTTTCCCATAACTTGTATGTGCGTGTTTCAGTAATTATTGATTTACTGTTAGTTGAGCCTTCCGCCACACCTTGCTGACCATTTATACTTTTGATAAATTTAACAGCGTAGGCCACACCGTGAATATTCAGTGGCACAATACGATGACGATCATTTATACTAAT